ATCAGGGGTGATGTAGTATACGAATACGACGAAGAAAAGCAGCTTATCAAAGACGACACAATCCGTTTTATCGACAACGAGAACGGGTTTTTAACTATATACAAACACCCGCAATACGGCAGGCCATACGTGCTAGGCGGGGATATTGCCGAAGGAGGCATAGATTTTTCATCCGGCCAAGTGCTAGACAATGTCACAGGTGAACAGGTGGCAGTCTGGCACGGACATAGCGATACAGACATATACGCAAAGCAGATGTATTGCCTTGGGAAATATTACAACGACGCACTCATAGGTATTGAAATGAACTTCGACACACATCCGGTCAAGGAGCTACAGCGGCTCAAATACCTCAAACAGTATAGGCGGGAAGCTATCGACAACATCTCGAAGAAGATAGAACAGCGGTTCGGGTGGAGAACAACACAGACTACAAGGCCGGTTATAATCGCAAACCTCGTTACTATTGTCCGGGAAAATATCGAGCTTATAAACGATATTCCGACGTTACAAGAGATGCTTTCTTTTATCCGAAACGACGAAGGAAGGCCAGAAGCCGCTTACGGGAAACACGACGACTTAGTATTAGGGTTAGCAATAGCCCATCAAATACGGGATCAACAAACCTTCAAAGTCACACCGAAAAAGGAGGAATTGACGGATCTTCAAAGACACAAATTGAAACTTGTCAAGCAAAGGGAAATGATACAAAAGCGAGTGAGAATGGGATATTAAGGAGGTATGAAAAATGTTAACAAATGATCAAAGAGAAAAAGTGAATACCATGTGCCCTGTAGCAAGAGACGTCAAATTAGGGAACGCTATACCCGTCAAGGTGAAAAACCAGGTGAGTTCCACCGCCTCAACAGCCGAAGCTTTGGTAACAGATTTCAATGCGCTTCTAACAAAGCTCAAGACGGCCGGGATAATGGAAGAGGATGTAGGTGAGTAAATGACAGCAACAATCTTCAAGACCACGTTCGATATTCCTTGCGAGATTTACGGTTGTAACACAAGAGCGGAATACGCCATCGGAAACCAACAAGGCCCGCCTAATGTATATATAAATGTGTGCCCTAAATGTATGGAAAGTATTATAAAAAGCGTGCCTCAAGAGCTGCTGCCGGAAAACGAAGAACAGGAGAAGGAGTTAGAGGATTACAAGGAAAAAATCATTAAACTTGAGGCAATATACGAAGCAACAGTCAAGGAGCACGAAAGCAAGGTAAGGCAGCTTGAAACGCAGCTAAGGGCACAAGGGACGGCAGTTAAAGAGCTTACGAAGATGCTGGAAGGTAAAAAAGGTGAGAAGTGATACCGCTATACTGGCGGTTATTTTATTTCTACGGGAAGTTATGCACTACTTTGAAAGGCGGGATCTTTACAACCGGATAATGGCCCGAAGCCTACCTGAATACAAATCTAAACCTGTTAAAACAAAGAGTAGGAACTTTATGTTAAAAGGCTTAAAGAAGTCACTGGAAGGTGGTGAGGAGTAAATGCTGGATGTCATCAATAAGTCACTACAGGGCATGAAAAGGTTCATATCTGGCGACGAAAGGCAAATACACACATTCACAGGTTCCGAAACCCCTGAATACGAAGAAGATTTAATCGATTTACTTGATAAAGAATTCAAACGCCGTCAAGACGAACGTAGACCTTTCGAGCTTCAATGGCAACTAAACATAGAATTTTACAACGGAAATCAGCAAACCCGGATCAATACAGTCAGCGGCTCCTTAGAGGAACAACCCCTGGCTTATTGGTGGCAGGAAAGAGAATGTTTTAATCAAACAGCACCTATAATTGATACAAGATTATCAAAACTATCCCGTATGAGGCCAATTTTAAGGGCAAGGCCGGCGACTGGGGATATGGACGACATAAACGCCGCAAAGGTATCATCAAAACTATTAATGGCGGCTTACAATAATCTTGAAATAAAAGATAAGCAGGATTCAGCTAATACCTGGTGTGAAATGGCCGGAACAGTTTTTTGGAAACATGCTTGGGATGCAGCAAAAGGCGAAGTAATAGGGGAAATCGAGGGGGAACAAATCCAAGAAGGAGATATAGACCAATACGAAGTCCCACCATTTGAGATATTCCCCGATTCATGCTGGGTGGAGGATTTAAACGAACAACGCTCACTAATCCATGCTAAACCCTTTCATGTAAGAGATATAAAGGATTTATGGGGTGTAGCGGTAGACCCGGAGCCTGTTGAGGTTTTAGAGCTTGAAAGAACACGTTTCGGAGAAGGCAGTTTAGCGTTCGGTTCCGGTAGTTATACATCAAAATCACGAAATAAAGAAAACTATGCACTTGTAAAAGAATATTGGGAAAAACCAACTTTACAGTATCCCAAAGGCAGACTAATTATAGTTGCAAATAAAAAACTCCTTTATGCAGGGGACATGCCTTATCGGATAGGTGAAGATGAAAAAGAAGATTACCCATTCGTAAAACAAGTGTGCCTAAAACGTCCTGGGTGTTTTTGGGGAACTACTGTTCTGCAAAGGCTAATTCCTATTCAAAGGCGATACAACCGGATCAAAAACGCAACCGCAGAATATATAAACAGAGTAACGATAGGTCAGATTGCCGTAGAAATAGGTTCTGTAGACTTAGACGATTTAGAACAAGATGCGGCTTCACCCGGAAAGATAATTGAATACGCTCAAGGCACAAGGCCGCCGGAATATATGAGATTCCCTGAACTTCCAGGGTCACTTAAAGAAGAAGAAATTAAATGCCTAGATGATTTTTCAAGAATATCCGGGGTATCTGAAATATCAAGAAATAGCGAAGCACCTTCAGGAGTTAAATCAGGTATAGCTTTATCTATTGCACTAGAGCAAGATGATACTAGATTATCAAGGACCGTAGAAAATATTGTAGATGCTACTGTTAAAAATGGCATAATCGAACTAAGGCTTTATAAACAATATGCAAAGTTTGAAAGAGTTACACGATATGTAGACAACCAAGATGAAGTCCAAGTCCTTCACTGGACAGGCAACGACTTAAAATCCGAGGATATTATTATAGAAAACAGTTCAGCCTTGGCAGAATCACCGGCACAAAAACGGCAAATGGTGTTTGATTTACTCGAAAGCGGACTATATAACGATCCAGATACAGGAAGATTAACAAGAGCCGGTAGGAATAAAGTATTCGATCTTTTAGAGATGGGTAATTGGGAATCTTATGACGATATGGAACAGCTTCAAATGAACAAAGCCGAAAGAGAAAACCAAATACTCATGAAAGGACAGTTTACTGGTATCAACGATTACGATGATGATACCCTTCATATTATGCGACACAACCGTTTCAGGCTCACAACTGATTACGAAGATTTAATCAGCGGGCAGGATGGGCAGTATTTCGAGCAGTTATTTAGTGCTCACATAGAACAGCATGTAATAAGGATGCAAATGTTAGCACAACAACAAATGCAATTACAACAACCGGCCCCGGAGGGACAACCGGCATAGGAGGATAATAATGAGTTTTGAAAAATTCTTTGACGACACAAAATCCATACCTGTAAACCCACTTGTAGAAACCGAAGAAACACCAGAGGAAATACCAGCAGAAGCACAAGAAGAAGATACAAAAGATGAAAATACCAAGGAGATTACAGGTGAAAACGAAGAAGAAAAATCCAAAGAAAGCAAACCGGAAGAAGGTAAAGAGGGTATTAAGGACGATAAAATCCAAAACGTCCTTAAAAAATTCGGGATAGAAAACCCTGACGAATCCGTTGCAAAGATGGCTAAAAGCTATTCCGAAGTAGAAAAGGCACTTCACAGGAATTTTCAGGAAGTGTCTACAAACAAAAAAGAGCTTGCAGAGATAAAAGATACTATGGCCCGGCTTGTAGATAAGCTGGATAACCAAGATAGAGAAGAAGAAAAACCTAAAGAAATGACAGAAGAAGAGAAGGAAAAAACAATCCAAGAACTATTCGATCTCATGTATGAAAACCCCTTAGATTTCGCGGATAAACTCTATGAACTTAAACTTGGTAAAAAAATAGAACAGCAAATCACGGATTATATGGAGAAAAACAAATTACTAGATAAACCCGAACAAAAAGACATGGAAATTGGCCCGGAAGAAAAAAAATGGGTTGATTTTGCTAATGAGTTTATAAGCGAAAAAGGACTGTCTGTAACCGAAGTCCAAAAGCTCTCACCTGAAATAGATAAATTTTTAAGGGAAAACCCCGATGTAGTAGTAGGCAATGAAAATCCATATATTGTAGCTTACGACGCCATCACAAAAAAAGAGGAGCCAAAAAAAGAAGAGGCAAAAGAGAAAAAGAAGGAATTTACATTAGCAGATATAAACGGCGATATTAAAAAACAGATCATTGAAGAATACAAAAAAAGCATTGAAAAACCTCCCCAGACGATAACCAAAAAAGGCGGGCCGACAATAGTTGCGCCGCCA